AGGCCCATCGAGTCGGCCAGCATCTGCCAGGCGGGGATACCCAGCTCGGCGAGCTGCATCATCTCTTCCGCGCTGACTTTGCCCTTGGCCCGCATCTGGCCGAGCGCCATGGTCACGCGGTCGATCTCGGCCTGGCCGCCGCCCAGGCCGGCCACGGCGTCGCCGATCGCGGTCAGGTCGGGGATCACGTCCTTCGCCGCGAAGCCCATCGCGAGCATCTTCTGAGCCGTCGTGACGAGCCCGGGGAACTCGAACGGCGTGTGAGCCGCGAACTGCGCCAGGTCGCCGATGAACTTCCTCGCCTTGGACGCCGAGCCCAGCATCGTCTCGAACGCGATCTGAGCGCTCTCCTTCGTCTTCAGGAAGGAGATCCCCATCACCCCCGCCATCCCGGTCGCCGCCGACCCGGCGAGCGTCAGGCCGTACGCCACCCGCCTGCTCAGCGTCCCGATCACCGCCAGCCCGCCGCGAGCGGCGGAACTGATCCCGGCATCCATCCGACGCATGTCCGCGATCACCGCAGAGGCACCGCGCGCCACCGACGCACGGATCCCGGACATCGCGCTCTTCGTGTGCTGCTCTGCGCTCCCGGTCGCCCGGTCGACCATCTGCCACGAGCCCGCGATGTGCGCCGCCGACGTCCGGACAGCCGCGCTCGTCTCGGTCGTCGCCCGACGGACAGCCGCGAGGGAGTGCTCTACCGCCTGAGCGGCAGCCTCGGCCGAGCGAGGCTGGCCGGTGAAGCGGAAGACGACGTTGTGATCCACGGCTGCACCGTAGTATCGCTCCCGCCCTCGCTAGTCCCCGCGCCCGTACGCCTCCAGAAGCTCCAGATCCCGCGCCGAAGGAGGCTTCCCCAGCTTGCCGTCACTACGGCCGCCCGACTCCATCGACCGGCGCTGCTGCTCCGCGTGCTCCTGGTG